AATTGCACACTTTTTCGGCTATTTCAATCGCATACTCCTTTTGTTGTTCTTTGTTCATTCTTGTTGTTTTTATTTTTTAATGTTGATCTAATAGGTCTTTTAACCTGTTTATTTCTTTTTTTAGTTCTTTGTTCTTTTCTCGCAAAACCTCTATTTCAAGTTCTGCCATATATGTCTTGTGTACTTCTCTCATTAGAAATGTAAAAGGTTTATTGGTAACATAAAGTCTTCGGTTAATGTATAAAGGTCTAAGATTAGGTAATGGTAGCTTCTAAGGATTCTGCGCTGAATGTCATTCATCCTTGCAATCTTGATTAACAAGTCCTCCTCGCTTATCATTGTCCTTGTATCATCCAATCCTCGCCTCCATTCGGCTAAATCAGCCTCAAATAGATTTTGTCTTCCCTGTGCTTGTTTTAGCAGTTCCAGAAGCATTGTTGCTCTTTTGTGCAACTTCAGTTGTTTCTCTTGATAAATTAGTTTGCTCATATTGTTTTAGGATTTTATAAACCAACTTACTAAGCGTTATGCCTTTGTTGTCGGCTTCGGTTTGCAGATTAGTCTTGATTTGATTCGTTACTAATGTCGTAATTAGGGTTTTCATAGATTTCATTAATGCCTATTGCTAAGTCTAAACAGGCTTGTACTGTTTCTTTTACATAGCCATCTTTTGGCATGGTTAATAATTTAATTTCCAATGTCTTAATAAATAATTGAATTGGTGTCATAGGTTAAATGTTTTGAAGGATTGCGGTAATAATAAATGCCACGCATACAATGATAAATGCATACATAGGTTTGATGCTTTCTGCTTTGTAGCGTTCGTTTGCTTTCTCTTGTGGAGTTTTTAGTTTGTTCATATTGGTTTGTTTTGGTTTAAAATTTATTTCCTTTAATTACTTTTAATACTTTTATTGGCTCTTTAGAACTATCTACTACCAATTGGTAACTATACCCATTATTCAAATATGATAATGCTTTATTGTATAGTTTTAAATTTATATGCTTACCATTTTTATAAGCATTTAATTCTTGCAATGGTGTTGCATTTTTAAAATTGAATATCATATTGTTTTGGTTTAGGATTCAAAGATAGGGTAAAACCTTATAACTTTATCAAACAAGGCAAGTATTTTAAATAAATGTGATGAACGGCAAATAAAAAGGATAAATGGTATAATTTGACTTATATGAAATATGTTCAAAAGTGCGTTTTATGAACATAAAAAACCACCCTAATAAGACTAAAAGGGGGGCTAAACCTAAGTTCTCCAATATGAACTGCAAAGATATATAAAAAACCCCACCTTTTTAGGGGTGAGGAACTATGAACGAACAACTATTTAGAACCATCTTGTAATGGTGTATCGTTAGAATTATCAACCATTCGGTATCCTTGTTGCCAAAGAACCTTACATAAAGTTACGCTTTTCTCAATAATTGCATCTTCGTCATCCATTGGGTTAAGTATGTGTAAGCACTCGTGCAATAGGATTTCAAGCTGCTTCTTGCCTTTTAGCCGTGAGTCAATATAAACTACACCATCACTTTCAGCAATGCCGTGAGCTTGTTCCCTACCCAACTTTTTATATATGACTTTAATCTTCATCTTTCAATAAAGCTAAATCTGGTCTGTCTATTTCTTTAAATATAAGTTTCTCACCACCTCTTATTTTGCCTAAAGTGTTTTTAATCTCTTGCTCTAAGTTGTGCAATTCAATTAGTTTAGCAACCAGCCATTGTTCTTGTTGTAGTGATGTCAATTTTGCAAAGTTTTTAGGGTATCTCATATTAGAAAATTTTGTTTTTATATATTCTTTTATTTTGCACCGAATAGTAACCTTCAACATCTTTTTCTAATATCGCAAACCCTTGTGAGTAATTATCAACGTGCTTACAATATTCCACGTTAGGATGCATCAAATGTCCAGTGGTCCAGCAAGTAAAGACTTCCTCATCAAATTGATTCTTGGTTGTGTAAGATTGTACTTGGTGAACGTGCGAAGCAATTGCCGACTGCTTAACCCTATCATAAAGTGTTTTTGCTGGGTTTACACCGCTACCCCTTCTAAATGTAGTATCGCCGTGAATAATAGGTAATTTGCCGAACTTAACGTGGTCTATATTTTTAATCGGAATAATGTTAAAAGTATTTAGCATTAAGATTTCCTCAATATCAAACTTACCATTCAACCCTAATAATTCTGGTGCTTTGGTTCGCATATACCTTTCATACCTAAATTCGTGATTAGCATCTAAGTTGTATTAAATCGGAATCAAAGGAAATGATGCTCTTATAAATCCAAGCATCTCAATTATTGCCTCGTATTCTTCATCAAACTTTCTAACTCTTGGGTCTTTCTGGAAATCGCTTAATTGGTAAAAGTCAACCAAATCACCATTGATAAATAATGAATCAATCTTCTGGTCCTGTAAGTATTTAAAGCAAACCTCAATAGCTTTAGGGTCGTGGAATGGCACTTGTAGGTCGCTTATAAAACCCATCTTCTTAATTCCTATCGGCAAACAGTAAACAACCTTTTCCTCAACCCAAGTAGGCGGTTGCACAAAGTTTGAAGCAGTACGTTTAAAATCTTCTATAAATTGTTTGTTAGTTCCTTTTACACTTTTAGTTTCGCCTGTCTTACCTCTGTAATAACGTACTAAATAACGTACATTTTCTTGATTGTCAAAGTGTGCTGATTGCTCCTTCATAATCAAAGAAGCTAAAGTATTAGAAGGCATCCATTGAGGATATTTAGCTAAATAGTCCAAGACTATTTGACCACTCATTGTGGTTTTGCTTCCGCCTTTTTTTGTTGTTGCCATAGGTTTATTTTAGGTTAGTGAGTTTAGAATTAAGTCCGCCTCCTCCTCCCTTCTTTTTACAAGTCCATCAAGTCCGACATTTTCCCAAAGTCTTTTAGACCTTTCTATTTGGTCAGCTATGCCCTCGTAATCAGCTTTTGCCACAAGATTAACTATTGCCCTCATTTCCTTTCGCCTATCGCCATCTAACTTATTTCCCCTGTTATAAATCATTGAAACCAACGCACCTCTTGTGTCCTCGTTTAAAGTGTCAAGTTCTGGATAAATAGCCTTTGTCAAAGCATAGTATTTAGGTAGCGACTTATTAACGAATACATCATAGGCAAAATTGTATGGAATCCTAACTTGTAGTATTTCGCCACGCATCATTGATTTAACCGCTTCACCTTTTATCCCTACCACTTTCCTTAACGCATTAAGAAAGTTTAAATTTAAGCCATCCCAATCGCTAAAGAACTGCTTTTCGGTTACATAACCAAGATCATAGCCGAGACCCACAGTAACTCCCGAATCACCTCCTGCCCAAATAGGCTTTTGGTATCTTTTTTCGTAAACGGCTCTACCTCCAACCTCGTGCTTAATAATCATTTCAATTGCTTTCTTGAAATCATATTACTTGATTTATAAAGTAAACTAAACCAATTACCCACAATACAAAACCAATTGCAAATGCTTTTTTTTCGTTGTTTTCCATTATTTACTCAATTTATCAATAGTTGTTAAACCTGCAAATGCCATACTCATATAAAATACCAAATCCCCTAAATGGTCGCTTTTAGTAATTACAAAAGTTGTATATAAACAAATAGCACCAATAAAAGCCAAAATCCTTTTGTGGCTCATAGCACCCACCTCATCGCTAAACATTGAAATAATAAACTTTTTCATATTAAAACTTTTTATAGTATCCGAAAGAATATCCGTTCATTGTTGCCGTTGCCGTATATAAGGTGTTTTTAGCCGTTTTAAGGGCAATTGAACCTCCAATACCAATTTGTCCGTTTGAGTGCTTTAAATCGCCTATAAACCCCAAATAAAGCTGGTTCTTTGACTTTGGCTCTATTAGTTTGGTAATTGTTATCGTAGGTAGGTTAAAATTGGCACTAAAACCCCTTCCTTGTATCTTGTTTTGACTGATTGTGTCTTGTATGTATGCGTATCCAATAGAATCTATGCGCATAGTATCGGAATAAACCTTTACTTGGTTATAATCCTTAACGATTGTAATTGTGTCCGTTTCAACTATGTAAATTGTGTCTAAAACTACAAAAGGGATTGAATTTCCCTTTATAAACTTAGTAAAAGTTTTCTCTTGGTAAACTGTATCAGTTATGATTACAGGTTCACTTTTGGTGTATCGTGCCTCACTTCCGATAAAAAAGATTAGAACCGCCGTTAATAGAACGATTACTATCTCTTTCATTACTTGAATCTTTTGGTAGCCTTAATGTAATATCTTGCAGCTAAAATACCAGAAACAATAGCAATCAACGAAGCTATTAAAGAAACTATCGGCTGCACATTTGCAACACTAATAAATGCGGATGTTCCGCTAACAATAGTTAATAAGTCCGATTGATTGCTATTATGTACCATTACGCTTCAGTTGTTTCTTGTGGTGGATTTTGTTCTGCATTTAATTTACCTAAGAACTGCAATAATGGTAAACCATAAGCAGTTGGGATTGTGTTGATAAACGCTTCTAATTCCTTGATTTGTTCTTGATTAATTGTTATCATAGTTTTTATTTTATATACAAATATAGTTAAATATTGAATTAAATTGATTCTTCTATATTTTCTTCAACAATTGGTTCTGGAGTAGGCTCTGGTTGAGGAGGTACAGGAGGTATATAATCCCCTATGATTGTAACATCAATTTCAGAAGCAACCCAGTTGTATGCGTAGTCATTTGTTGCCCAGTTGTCATAAACTTCTCCTGTCATTGTTAAGTTACCTTGTTGTAATTGACTTTGAGTGTCGCTTAAAAGTGCATAGTAAAAAGTAGAAGCATCGCTTAGATTGTCATTAATACAATAAGCGTTTAGGATTGTTGCCGTTCCTAAGTTTAGTGGGAATACCACAGGTTCAATTTGTTTCATTTTTATTTATTTTATTTATTAAGGGCAACTACCATCGCCCATTTCTATTATGATACTTTCGTAATATCCGTTAGTTACTTGACCTGCAAATGTTCTACTTGAACCAATTACATTAGCACAGTTTACAGTTAATTGCGTGTCGGTTACTCTTACATAATCACCACTTGCACTACTATAACTTACAACAATGGTATATGTACCTAATTGGTCAGTATATCCATTAGCATTATTACCAGCAGTTACAGGGAATGTTACATCAGTTACGGCTACACCATTGATAGTTACGTTTGTAATACTTGCGGTTGTCGTATTGTTGTTAATATCAACCCCTGTTGTGGTTCTTCCCATTTGGGACATCACTATTCCTTGACTTACTAATTTCATTATGGTACAATATTACCAATTAAATACCATTCATCAGTACCTCTTTTTACTAAAGTTGCACCTGTGTATCTATTGGCTATGATTCTTGCATTTGATTTACTATTGATTGTTACACCACCTGCTGAAGCAATAGTTGTTACACCTGCACCATATTGCATAATTGTAATCTCAGTTCCTATTGGGAAAGCAACACTTGCATTAGTTGGTACTGTAACTGTATTAGCAGTACCTACATTTGTTTCAATAATCTTACTTGCATCTGATAATACTAATGTATAACTTGCAGTTTGAGTATTAAATGTATTGTAGTTAGTTAATAATCCGTTTATTGTTACTGAACTACTAAATGAAGCAGTACCATTTACTTGTAGCTTTTGACCTGCGTCTGTTGTAGTACCAACTAATAAATTACCCCCTGATGTGATTCTCATTCGTTCGTTAGCATTATTAGTTCCAAATGCCAATACTGCACTACCATTTGTATATAACAATGCTCCTGCACCACTTGATGCAGCTCCTACATTAAATGTATATGTACTTGCATCTGTTACTACAAATTTATCACTTGGCGAACTCGTTCCGATTCCAACGTTACCCCCGCTTGTGATTCTCATTCGTTCGCTTCCGTTAGCTCCAAAACCCAATGCACCAAGAGAAGGAGAAAATAAGTAAGGGGATGTAGATGCAGGGTCTGTTGAACCATAAACATTTACTGCTTCACCACGAATAACTCCTGCAACTTCTAATTTTTGACTTGGCGATGTCGTTCCGATTCCAACATTACCACCTGAAGTGATTCTCATTCGTTCGGCAGGTGCTGCATCATTAGAAGTAAAGAATCTTAAATCAGCATTATTAACTGTCGTTGTATTAACTGAACTAATCTTTGCACATCTATCATCATTACCTGTATTAGGATAAAATTCAATAGCTACTCCTGTATCAGCAACATTAGAACTATTATTATATAAAGAAAGTGCTCTTGTAGTTGCTCCTGCACTTATTCTGCCAACATTTAATTGTGCTAAAAAACTATTTACTGTTCCTATTCCAACTAATCCCGCACTTGTGATTCTCATTCGTTCGGTAGCGGAATCGTTAGTATGAAATCTAATATTTTTACTAGCTGTAGCTACCAACAATAAATCATTTGAAGTATCTCCTAACCACCACCCACTATTTCCTATACCTCCTCCAATTGTACCGTTTTGTCTAAAGTAAATACCACCACCACCTGTTGTAGATGAGTTATCTAAGTTTAATGTCATATAATTAGTTGCCCCTTTAAATCTAACATCTTTT